TGCAACAATATCGGCCGCTGTAGCAAGTCTTAGGTCATCTTGAACAAGGTTGTAACCCTCTCTGGTCATAGTTAAAGAACCAAGCGCTCTTGATGAAACACCAATTTGAATATCGTTATCGATAAAATCTTTAACAATTTTTCCATATGGTGTATCGAGGATTAATGCCTTACCGTAGAAGCTGTTGCCATCTTCCACCAAAGATACGATTTTATGAGATACTCTTTCAAGGTTTAAAGAAGGAGTATCTGGATGTCCTAATTCACCCATCGCACGATTCGATTGGATAAATTCACGGTCGTAACGCTCAACTTCCCTACGCAATGTATCCATTTTATACATGCGGTTGTTCTTGTTGACCTGTTCACCGACTAAGAATGTTCCTTCTATATAGAGTTTCTTTTTACCACTCTCTGTGGACTCTGAAAGATACTTAACATTCTCTACTGTTTCTCTAATGAGTTTCATATTACATTCCTGTTAATGCTGGTGAGTAAGTAGCATCTTTTGTAACTGAACAAATTAATGTGCCACCTGAACCAGAATTTGTAAAATATAAGTTAGAGCCTGAATTGTTTGCAACAACAATATCGCTTTGTGTTAATGGCAAATATGTTTCACCAAACAATTCCAACACAATAGTGCCGCCAGCACCGCCACGGCGAATTGTCCATTTGCCATCGGTTGATGATGCAACAAAAGTAATTTTAGCATTTGCAATAGTTTCAGCAGCACTTGCTGCTAAATCTGCCAATTCAATCGTGGTCGCAGTATTACCTGTGATTCTAATTGTTGACTTTGCTCTAAGTGAATTTGTAATTTCGTATGCCATTTTTATAGTCCCATTGATGAGCGTCTACGCATTGACATTTTACGCTTAATCAATGTGCGGCGCAACTTAGCTCTTCTAGTTGTTTTCCATGAACGCTTTAATAAGCGTGCTTGTTTTAATCTTGCAGCTGCCGGAATACGCTTGACCGTATTGCCTGAAATTCTATAACCTTTAATACCTGAGCGTCTACGATTCTTTTGCAGAACAATACGACCCTTTGCATTACGGCGAATTCTACGGCGAATTTTTGTTATTCTTCCCATCTTGACGAGATTGGTATTACGCTCATCAAGTTCTTCTACTTCTTCAAACATATCGCCTGCTACATATGCTCTTGCTTCTTGCAAACGCTGAGCAGCAATATCATTCAAACGATTGAAAAGGCTTTCTTTAGCCTCATCAAGTTTGCCTTGAAAAATTAAATCTATAAACTTCATTTTACTTTGCTAAAAGCGAAATTAGCAACTTTTTCAAAATGTTCAGGACTCTTATGTACCATATCAGCTACTTTCTTTTTATTATCATCATTAAGTGCTTTATGTATCTGAGTAATTGCCGATGCTGTGTATCCATCAACTTTTCTAGATTTACCATTACCAAACTTAACTGTAGCTGCTTGTTTGTCTTTTACAATTTTATGTAGTTGGTCCATGACCGCTTCATCGATTTCTTCCACTTCTTCTGCTTGAATAGCGGCAGAAATATCTGTACCATAAGGAACAGAAAAATATTTGTCTAGTTGTTTGTTATAATACAAAGCAACTTTTGTTTTGTCTGGATACATGCGAATTGCTTTGCGTTTCAACAACAAAACAAATGGTGGTTCATCACCTTTATTTGACTCTGCCAATTCAGTAGTCTCAGAATAGAATTCTTCCTCCACTATTTCATCAAGGTCTTCTTTTACAGCACGGCGTGCTTGCATGTTAATTTGTTTATTATTAGAAATTAAATCAACCATCTTATTAAACAGATTTTGAATAATCTGTTTATCTGCATTGTTAAATGTAGGACGCTCTTCACTCATCTTGTCTAAGATTTTATGAATACGCTGCATCTGTGCTTTATTAGCCAGACCAGCACGAACTAAAATATCAAACTTTGAATAGTCTGATTTTTCTTCTTCAACAATTGATTTAAATTCTAATAAAGATTTCATTACTCTGCCGTAGATTCTTCTTCTTGTTGTTGACCACCAAATAGATTGCTTGCTAAATGTTCTTTACGAGCATCAAGTGCTCCAAAAGCACGAGCAGAAAGAATATCTTTTAATGCTTCTTTTGCATCAGATGCTTTGCCTTCTGCTACTCTATCGATAAAATCTTGTGTGTTCATAATATCTCCTAATTATCTCTTATTTAGTATAGATGAATACCGTTCTACATCTGAATCCAATTGAGGAGTCATTGAATCGGTAGTATCTGATTCACCAGTATTATCTACTGGAGGATACTGTTCAGGGTCAACTTGAGGCTGACCATCTGTTGGCATTAATGGTTGACCAACACCTTGTTCAGATTCATCAGCCATTTCTTTATCCATCTGTTGAATTTCTTCATCGGTCATTTGAAGAACCTTCTTCTTAACCCATGCAGCTGAATAATAACGACCAAGATATGGGTCAACTTGTTGTAATAGACCTAATCTTTCTTTTAATAACTCTGCATCACGCAACTCAGTAAAGTTATTATCTTTCAAATAATCATAATAGATATGTTCTCTGAAAGTTGCCCATTCTTCTTTACTACAAATACCTTTTAACGATAATTGTGTTGAAAGAGCTTGGTCAAAAATTTGTGAAAACTTATTACGAAGTCTTTGAATGAATTTACCAAACTTAACCTCATCACGAGTAACTTCGGATGTTCTACCAATACCAATCATACCACCTTGTTGTGGTTCTAAACGAGAGATAGGGACATTAAGTGATTGTAAAAGTTTTTGTCTGAAATACTTAACATCTTCCAATTCACCAAGGTTTTGGCCTGCTGGTAATGTAGTAATTTCTGTGCCTTTACCACCTTCACGGCGAGGCAACCAAAAATCTTCAAGCATAGACATGTGTTTGCGGTCATCACGCAATTCACCAGTTGATGCATCGTAAACCATTTTGTTACGATACTTAAGCATAATATCACGCAAGTATTGTTCTGCTTTACCTTTTGGTAAATTACCCACATCGATATAGAAAATACGGCGTTCAGGTGCTCTTGATAGACGGTAAATAACAACCGCATCTTCAATCATTCGCAACTGATTAAGTGGTTTAATTGCTTTATGAATATAAGAAATTACAAATGTATTCTTTGCATCCATCAAACCAGAGTTCACATTAATAATTGAATCTGGTGCAATTCTTAGACCTTGATTGGTACTTGCTGTATAAGACTGTGTTGTTACACCTGCCTTATCGTTGTAAACATAATACTCCGCAATCGAAGCAATAATGTTAGCACCAGTTTTTGGGTCTCTATCTTTTTTAATCTCACGCACTTTACGAATTTTGCGTGGGTCAATATATCTTAATTCTTGAATACCTTCTTTAGGTTTCGATTCATCAACAACAATATGAAAATAAATTCTGCCGTCAATATACCAACGCTTAAACAAATCGTCCGAAAGATTACTGAAATTCAACATACTCAACACATTGTTGAATTCATCCTGAATTTTTTTCTTAATATTATCTGGTTGTTTAAGTTTGTCAAGAACCAGATTACAAACACGACCTGATTCGTCATGTGTAATTGCCTCGTTTACAATGTCATCAATTGCCATTTCCAATTCGGAATGGTTTGACATCTCACGATAGCGAGTGATAAGTTCTAGTTCATTACGAACCGAACCTTCTAAGTCTACATATGTCCCGTAGTGAGCATTAGATGTGATGGTAACTGCACCATCATCATTTGCCTCAGTTGGGAGAGCAAAAGATGGCTGTTCAGCCGGTTGAGGCTGAACAATATCTTTAGACCCTAGTGTGAAACCGAAGAGCTTAATTGCCATTAAAAATCATCCTATAAATTAGAGAAAGGCCGAGGCCTTTCTTATTACACAACACCAGTATCGACTGATTCCCACCATTGATATGATAGGGTAACCGAAAATTCTTCGATTGCATCATTTGAACCCCAATCAACATCGATAGCAGAGATATCAGTTGGGAACAAGCCTACAAACTTGTATTTTTTAAGAACATCACCTTGTTTACCAAATTGTTTAACTTCACCATCAGTAGTATAACTTCCTGGTGAACCT